AGAAGAGTTATATCGTCGTAGGCATAGCGACATGCGTGATGTTATTGATGACTGGATGCGCTCCGACTCTTCGTCCGACAAGGCTCCCCGAGTTTTTAGAGAAGCTGGATCAACATCAATTCAGTCGAGAAGAGAAAAGAACATTGGGGGAGATACTTCACTACATCAACGACCTAGAGAACGATGCCCAGTAAACGAAAAGGATTGTCCCTTAGAAAAGAACACAAGTCCGAAAAAGGAGGACTGACTGAGAAAGGGAGAAAATACTACAACCAAAAGACAGGTAGTAATCTTAAGAGACCGCAACCAAAGGGAGGCCCAAGGAAGCGGTCTTTTTGTGCGCGTATGTCAGGTGTTAAAGGACCGATGAAGGATTCTAAAGGTCGCCCCACCAGGAAAGCTCTAGCACTCAGACGGTGGAAGTGCTGATAATTTTTAACCAATAACAACAACAACCAAAATGCCCAAAGTAGGAAAGAAGAAATACCCGTATACCGCCGAAGGAAAGCAAGCCGCAAAGAAGGCAGCCAAACGCTCTGGCTTGAAGCTGAAGAAGACCAAGGGTGGTTGAAAGTAGTGTTGTTATTTAATTCAAGTTCTGAATCACACAATGGCCAAGATATGCCCCAAAGGAATCGCTTGGGCTAAACGCACCTTCGACAAGTATCCGAGTGCTTACGCTAACATGGCGGCATCAAAGTATTGCAAAGACCCCAACTACGGGAAAGGCAAGAAGAAGCAGTCGAAGTTAACAATTAAAAAGAAGAAGAACCGTGGGTGAGCTAGCTAAGTGGAGAAACCAGAACTGGGTCCGTATCGGAACCGATGGCAAGATCAAAGGCGAGTGCGGAACCTCCAAGAACAAAAAGAACCCAGACAGATGTCTTCCATTATCGAAAGCGAGATCCCTAAGTATCCCTCAACGTGCTGCGACTGCGAAGAAGAAGAAGCGTGCTGGAGCGAAGGGGAAACAGTTTGTTGCCAACACCCCGACTGCCCGTGTGAAACGGAAGAAGTCGTAATTGGTGACATCGTTCAAATAGATTTTTTAGACCACGCGCAAGACAGCGAAGATGGTCCAATTTCATGCACCGTCTATGGTTGTGTTATCGACCAAGGCGAGCATTACATCACAGTCGCTTCGTGGCAAACCCACATAGACGACTTTGAAGATACAACTTTCACCATTGTTACAAGCTGCATTACTAGCTTGGTGGTGTTAAAACAACAACCGTCATCATAACGATAGACTCCGTAACGAGGCCGAAGATGCGACCCACCGAGGTGGACAATCAATAACTCTGAACCCGACCACTGGATACATTTGATTGAGGACACCCTTAAACCAAAAACAAAAATAGAAACCATATATTATGGCTAACGGAAATACAACTCCATCCCGATTGGGACAAATCAACGGGGCTAACGATGCCCAAGCGTTGTTCTTGAAGGTGTTCTCAGGAGAAATCCTGACCACCTTTGAAGAGATGAATGTTATGAAGGGTCTTCACACGATCCGCACCATCTCTAACGGAAAGTCCGCTCAGTTCCCGGTAACTGGAATTGCGACTGCTAAATACCACACTGCTGGAGAAAACATTGCTGACGCTGGAAACAGCTATCTTAGCACTGTTAAGCACGCTGAGAAGGTCATCACGATTGATGATGTTCTCCTTGCTTCCACCTTCATTGCTAACATCGATGAGCTTAAGAACCACTACGATGTCCGTAGCATTTACGCTAAGGAACTCGGTAAGGCTCTTGCCAAGCGTTTCGATGTCGCGACCATGAAGACTCTCGTTGCTGCTGCTCGTTCTGCTACCACTATTACTGGAGGCAAAGCTGGTATCGCTATCGACGGAGGAGAGGCTGCTGACTTCAGTGCTGCTGTCATCCAGGAGAAGCTCTTTGAAGCTGCTCAGAAGTTGGATGAGAACGACATCCCGAACGATGGACAGCGTTACGCTATCTTGAAGCCCGGCGATTACTACAAGCTTCTCCAGTCTGGCGAAGATGTAATCAATCGTGACTTCGGTGGTCGTGGTGACGTTGCTACTGGCGCACTTCCAATGGTTGCTGGTCTTCGCATCTTCAAGTCCAACCACCTCTCTGACGTTGCTGTCGCCGAGGCTTCGCAGGACCAGGATGACGATAGCGCCCGTAACGATGTCTTCGGAGGAAGCGGAACCGGATACAACGGTGACCTCTCCAAGACCTTCATCATTGGTGGACACCCGTCTGCTGTCGGAACCGTCAAGCTTCTTGACCTCGCTACCGAGAGTGATTACAAGCTTGAGCTTCAAGGAACCCTGTTCGTTGCTAAGTATGCAATGGGCCATGGTGTTCTTCGTCCCGAAGCTGCGTTTGAAATCAAGGACGCTGACTAATCCCACACCAAGGTTTTCATCCCTGTCCCCTTCGGGGGATGGGGGTGTTACCTTCCCTTTCCTTTTTCTTTTATAATAACAACAACTATGGCTACCCTGACTTCTGAACTTAATGCGGTTAACACCATGCTGGGATACATCGCGGAATCTCCTGTTAACTCCATCGCGGATACAACCGCCCTGCCACCGTCAGCGGCATTAGCTAAAGGTATTCTTGATGAGGTCTCTCGTGAGGTTCAACAAGAAGGGTGGCATTTCAATACAGCTAAAGACTACACGCTTGAGGCTAACTCATCCAACGAGATTGTGTTACCTGATAACGTCCTTCAAGTAGATGCTGTAGACAACACACACGATGTGGTCCAACGAGGAAACAAACTGTTCAACCGTAAGGACTACACAACGACTTTCACCATTGATGAGATCAAGGTAGATGTTACCTTCCTTCTCGACTTCACCGAGCTTCCCGAACAGGCTCGACGTTACATCACACTCAAAGCATCCCGGATGTTCTCCAACAGGCTTGTTGGTTCGCGTGAGATTGAAGCACTTATCTATCGGGACGAGATCATGGCTAAAGCAGCTATGGAAGAAGCCGAAGGAACCAACTCAGATCGCACCATCTTTGACAACTACGACACCGCAAGTCGCATTGGGATTAACCGGAGAACCGACATTGCGTAATCATTAACACATGGCTAACATCACCACATCCGTCCCCAACCTGATTCAAGGAGTAAGCCAACAGTCTCCTCGGGTCAGGATTCCTGGTCAATGCGAGGAGCAGCTTAATGCTCTTCCTACGGTCACCAAGGGACTCACCAAGCGTCCACCAGCGCGGCTTATCAAGAAGCTGACCGATGCGAACGTCTTTAACAAAGGCGACATGATTCACTTCATTGAGCGCAGTGCGACCGAACGGTATGTGGTTGTTATTGAACACAGGAGTCAGAGTGACCGCCAAGGTGTTCTTAGGGCTTTCAATGTGGACACAGGAGATGAGGCAACGATTGAGGGTGTTACTGGTGGTTATAACATCAATAACAATTACCTTACGATACCCAACGCTTCAGACTCCCACAAGCTCCTCAAAGCTCGCACCCTTGGAGACAGCACGTTCATCCTTAACACTACTAAGACTGTCGCGAAAGGCACGGAGAAGTCCGAAGCTCTCGACAAGTCCCGCGCTTTGGTGTTCATCAAGCAAGGTGACTACGGTAAGAAGTATGGTCTTAAGTTCCGTGAAGTGGGACGTTTCAACGCTCAAGGCGCGACCTTTAATGTTACTTGGGAAATTGAAAGAGAAATAGCTTCCAAAGGCGGGACATTTTATCGTTATCGGATCTCGGACGTTGAAGTTAATAATGGAGGATCGGGTTACAACGTGAACGACACTCCCACCTTAGATTTTGACGGTGTAAGCTGGATTGACCGCCCTGAGATTGTCACAACGGTAACACTAGCTAACGCTGCTGATGAAAATAGCGGAGTGATTACAGACGTTGAAGTAATCCATAAAGGAGTCACGGAACAGTATAGGTTTGACGAGTTGCCGACTTTTCCCTCTTTTGTTAGGGCTTCACCTCCTTATGAGGAAGTATTCATAACCACGTTAACCGCCTCGTCCGGATCGGTGAAAGAAAGGGCGGTTGACTCAACAAACATTGCTTTTGAGTTGCAAAAGGCCTTAACTAATTCAACCATAGGATCTTTTGCAGACGGAGGATCCGGATTAAGAGGGACGAGTGAGTCAGTCGCCACGCAATACTCATTCACAGCCAAGGACGGCTCGATCATAATCCAACGAGATGACGGAAGGGACTTCTTTGTAGAAGCCTTCGACGGTCTCAACGGATCTGGATTAGGACTCGTCCATAAAGAGGTGGATGCCCTCAGTGACCTTCCTGTTCGCGCACCTGATGGATTCCGTGTGGCAGTCCGAGGGGACGCTGATGCTAACGAAGATGACTACTACCTTAGATTTGAGAGTAACGATGGACAAGCATTTGGAGAAGGTGGATGGGTTGAAGACGTAGGCCCAGAACTTGAAGTCGCCTTTGACGCTAACACCCTTCCTTTACAACTGATCAACACTGCTCCTGACACCTTCACACTCAACACTACCGCATGGGGCAGACGCGAAGCTGGCGACGATGAAACCAACCCGTTCCCCTCCTTTGTTGGCAATACGATCAACAACATGGTCTTCTTCAAGAACCGCTTTGGGTTCATCTTCCAGGATGTTATCGTGTTGTCCGAAGCTGCTGAACTATTCAACTTCTTTAGGACTACCGTAAGGACGCTTCTGGATACCGCTCCGATTGATATAACATCTGCCACCGCTAACGTGACTGACCTCCGCAGCAGTGTAGCATTCCAAGAGAATTTGTTATTGTTTGGTAACCGTGGTCAGTTCGTCTTGAAGGGCGACCCGTTGACCAACGACACGGTAACACTCAATGCCATCACGAACTACAACTCGGACACCACCGCAGACCCGCTTGCAGTAGGATCGTATGTTTACTTTCCGTATGAGCGTGGAGAGTTCCTTGGAGTCCAAGAGTATAGCCTTAACGCCACCACGGATGTCTATGACTCCGATGAG